CAGCAGGATGATGGACGAGATCTACTTGTGCAACTTGTTCGACAAGGAGTCGGGGTTCCTCGCCCACAGGTTGAAGCAGATCGTGAAGAAGCAGGAGACCGCCGAGATCCACTACCAGAAGGTGAAGCACTTGCCGGAGAGCAAGGGGGTGGTGCAGGACGTGAAGAAGTTCCTGAAGTCCAAGGACGAGTTGCACCTGTTCGACAGGAACTTCGTGGTGTCCGCCACCAAGAGGTTCTTCAAGAGGAAGGTCAACAAGGTGAGGATGAAGGACTACCTGATCCAGTCCATGAGCTCGGTGGTCAACAGCGCCATGATGATGACGTCGTCCCTGGTGTCGGGCCCCTACCAGTCCGAGGCGTTGAAGTTCTCCAAGAACATAGTCAAGACGAAGAGCTTCTTGAGCTTGTTCGAGGAGGTCAAGAACCTGTCCACCCACATCCTGTCCGAGATGTGCAACAACTTCGACAAGGTGGAGGCGCTGTTCGCCATCTTCCCGAAGGCGCAGATCGGGGGGCCCAGGGAGGTCTTGATCCAGTCCGTGATGTTGAGGCTGATGGTCAAGTTCCTGGAGACCACCTCCAAGAACTTGTGCAAGCTGCACGACAAGGAGATGCTGACGAAGAGCAAGGAGAGGTCCGTGATCCAGGCGGAGAGGATGTCGGAGATGAGGGACTCCATACAGATGCTCATGAAGAAGGGGAAGCACTCCATCAGCTTCAGCTTGAACTCCGACGCCTCCAAGTGGGCCCCCGGGTTCGTGATGGAGAACTTCTTGCACTTCGTGTTCAACTGGGACATCCCCGAGAGGATGAAGAACTTGCTGTTGACCATCGTGTCCTCCTTCTCCACGAAGAAGATGTTCGTCCCCGAGGAGTTGAAGAAGAAGTGGGACAAGAAGCCCAAGGAGCAGAGCGAGTTCGACCCCAACATCCAGAACTTCAGGGAGGAGGCGTACAACAACGCCTACTTGGTCGAGTACAACTCCGGCATGGGGCAGGGGATGTTCCACTACACCAGCAGCTTGTACCACGTGATCATGTCCGACTTCGAGGAGAACTTGACCAAGGAGGTCTTGGAGGACCTCTACGGCATCTCGTTGATCGAGAAGACCCTGATCTCC